ATAAAAAGTATAGAGGACAAGGATGAATCCCTTTGTCTATGTTAACAGTATTTCGTATAGTAAGAAGATAAAGAGTCTGAGTCCTTTAGATGAAAGCATATACAATCCCTTTCTTACTAATAAGAACTTCTCTTATTTTGTTGATACTATTCTTATAGCTAATGAGATCAATATGAGACATACAGCCGATAAGAAACTCCAATATGATTATTTACTAAATAAGATTAGACCACGAAAGAGATTTTCTAAGTGGAATAAACATATTAAAGATGGTAGTATAGAATTAATTAAAGAATATTATAAAGTTAATGATGTCAAAGCTAAGACTATTCTAACTTTATTATCAGATAAACAAATAAACCAGATAAAGAATAAGTTACATAAAGGTGGTGTGAAATGACAATTGATACAGATAAAATGATAGAAGTGAAATTGAAAAATCCAGACGACTTCCTTAAAATAAGAGAAACATTAACAAGAATAGGTGTTGCATCTCGTAAAGATAAAACACTATATCAATCTTGTCATATTCTTCATAAACAAGGAAGATATTTTATCGTACATTTTAAAGAACTATTTGCATTAGACGGAAAGCCTTCAAACTTTTCAGATAATGATATGTCAAGAAGAAATACTATAGCTAATCTATTAGCAGAATGGGGTTTACTTGATTTAGTAAATCCAGAAGTGACTAAAGAACCAGTCGCTCCTATAAGTCAGATTAAAGTTTTACCATTCAAAGAAAAGAATGAATGGAATCTTACTGCAAAGTATAATATTGGAAAAAAAGGTGAAGAAAAGGAGACTGAAGATGGCAACCAAACTTAACATTACCGGAAATACAGCAGACACTGAATTCTCATTAGGTGCAGAAAACACTACAGGGACTTACAAGAAAAGTCAAGGTGGTACTGAGAGAATGTATAACAGATTGATGTCTGAACTACCAGAAGATCTTAAAAAAGACTTTCAGATAATTTGTAGTAGAGTAAGAGAACTACAAGATGATAAGATTAAGATACTATGGCATCATGATACGTTTGACGATCCTGAAAATGCTCATTTAAGAGAGGAAAAGTCAAGAAAAAGATTTGATAGACAAGTATTTGTTTCTAACCATCAATTAAATACTTTCAGTATGGGTTTAGGAGTTCCTTATTCTGAAGGAATAGTTATAAAGAATGCTATCGATCCAATAGATGAAGCTATAATAAAAAAACCAGATCCTAACAAAGAAGTTAGATTAATTTATCATACAACACCACATAGAGGTTTAGAACTTTTAATACCATGTTTCTTATGGTTATGTGAAAGACATGATAATTTACATTTAGATGTATTCAGTAGTTTTGAAATATATGGATGGGGTCACAGAGATGAACAATATGAGAAAGTACTTAATACTTGTAAAGAACATCCTAAAATTACATACCACGGTTTTCAACCACATGATAAAGTAGTAGAAGCATTAGCTAAAGCTCATGTATTTGCATTTCCAAGCATATGGCCTGAAACATCTTGTATTGCATTAATGGAAGCTATGTCAGCTAAATGTATTACAGTATGTTCTAACTTGGCTGCTTTACCAGAAACTGCAGCTAACTTTGGAACAATGTATCAATGGACAGAGAATGCACAAGATCATGCTAATAGATTTGCTACTATTATGCATGGAGTAATTAACGGAATCAAGCAAGGTTATAGTGCTTGGGAAGCTCAATTAGGCGTACAAAAGAACTATTTTGACAACTTTTATGCATGGAAAAATAGAGCTATGGAGTGGAAAATCTTCCTTCAAGGTATCCGTGATGAAAAAAAAAATAAAGAGAAGTCCTAACTCCTTGATTTCATTGTAATCTTTTTTTTGTTTGCCCTGTTGCATTATATTCGATAATATGGGAATATAATAATATAAGAGTATAATTTTAAAGAAAGAGAGAGAATATGATGAAAATTGATACAAAAAATCCATACGCTAAGAAGCCTAAGAAGATTGATAACGAGTTAGGCATTTATAATGCTGACTATGAAAACTTTATTCATTTTGCTGAACAGACTATTGGTGAATGTGAACATATTGATGAGTACAAAGGTGCTATCAAAGGTTTTTTAGAAATTTATAATAGTGTTTGTTATTTAACTACAGATGTTAAACTTAACGAATATAATTCTACTATAACTACTGATAAGTTATTCTACCATGTTAGTTGGATGTGGAATGAATTTTGGTCAGCTCATAATTAGGCTTGACCTTGAATAAGAAAAGTTGTATAATATTAATTTAACATAGGAGTGAGAATATGATATCTAAACAACTAAGACAATTTATTGAAAAGTATAAAGTAATACAAACTAGAGGATCTGATAAAGAGATCAAAGAAACAGAAGAGCTTATATTACAGTTTTGTGATGTAGAAGGTGTTGATCCTGAAAGAGCTTTTGAGGAGTGTGCATAATGAATATGGAAGACACACTTTTTAACAATCTATACAAACAGTATAGAAATCCAGATTTACCTAACGAAGTTTTTGATCTTCCTGCTTTCAGAAAAGCTAATGAAGCAATTACAGAAATATTGGGAGATGAAGATGAACTGTAGTATAGCTTATTTAATGTTTGGAATGATATTCATGATGGCATCAGCTGGTGCTGTTGATGGAACAGCTAGCCCAATGTGGGTTGGAATATTAGGTTTTATTGGAGGAATATTAATGTATATTGGAATTAGAAAACAGGAGGACTAATGGACTTTTTTACAGCTTTTATATTTGGATTACTTGTAGCATTGGCATATGTTGTTGGTGAATACACAGGAAGACGAAGAAGAGAAAGAGAAATTCACCACAAGATTATTGATAATATGTTACGTGAGTTAAGACAAGATCATGTTATTGAAATGATCGGTAATGATATTTTTGCTGGTTCAAAGAAACCTAAAAAGACGTTGACTCACAAACAATAATAGTATAATATATAGATTATGATTAAACAGATACGAGAAGATACCGGAAATGTTTATTGGGAGATGTGGGATGATGACGGTCGTATAGCTACTATTACTAGAGAAGCTAAGTATGGTCGTAACAAGTATAAGTGTCTATTTGAGAACTATGTACTTCGTCATCCGACTAAACAACTGTGTATTAATCATGTGAAATTTATTTTACATCACAGAGCTAATTCACAGATAAATAAAAATGAACATGCCATGATGGGTGTTCAATAATGATAACCTTGCTTATTAAAGGAGGAACAATATGGTAAGCGTAGACTTTGATTGGGCTAATTGGAAAGCTCATGAACTAGATCAGTTCAATACAGGACTGATTGGAATTGATAGAATCTTTGATCAATTCAAACAAACACAACAAAACGTAGCAACTAACTATCCACCCTACAACATAGTTAAAGTAGGAGAAGATGGTTATAAGTACATGATTGAAATGGCTGTTGCAGGACATACTATGGATAGTATTAATATAACAGTTGAGAAACAAGTACTTTCTGTTGAAGGAACTGGTACAGATAAATCTGATGTTGCATATATTCATAAAGGAATAAGTAACAGAAGTTTCAAACGATCATTTACTTTAGCAGATACAATACAAGTAAAGGAGGCCAACATAGTGAATGGTATTCTCTACATTGAACTTGAGAATGTTATTCCTGAGGCAGACAAGCCAAGAACAGTAAAGATTGGTAAGTCAAAACCTCAACTATTGTTGGAAACAAAATAATAATTAGGGGCTCTTCGGAGCCCCACAATAAGGAACATTATGGACAGAGCAAAATTAAAAGAAGAAATTATTGCTGATGAAGGTATGGTAAAACATATCTATTTGGATCATTTAGGATATCCTACATTTGGTGTTGGACATCTTATCTTAGAATCAGATCCTGAGTCAGGAAAACCAACAGGAACAGAAGTAAGTGAAGAAAGAGTACATGAGTGCTTAGAAAAAGATTTAGATAATGTTCTTGGAGATTGTAAAAAACTATATTCTGACTTTGATGACCTACCTGAAGAAGTACAACACATTGTAGCTAATATGATGTTTAATATGGGACTGACTAGATTAAGTAAGTTCAAAGGTATGAAAAAAGGTGTTGATTCAAAAGATTGGAACAAAGCTGCTGACGAAATGGTAGACAGTAGATGGTACAAACAAGTAACAAACAGAGCTAATAGATTAGTAGAAAGAATGAGGAATGTAAATGGCTAGTGGTGTAAGAGCACTTAGATTGTTAAGCGGTGAAGATGTTTTTGGTAAAGTTAAAGATGTAGCCGTATTTGATACAGAGAATTGGAAAGGTGTTGACCTTACAAATTTAGAGAATGCTGCTGTACTTCAAGTAAGAATGGATGAAAAAACAAAACAACCTATGGTTGGTTTTTCTCCTTATAGTCCTTTTGGTGAAGAAAAAGATGTTCAGATTGCAACTGATAAAATTGTTATGACCTATAAACCTAAGAGAGATATTGAAAATGCATACAACCAAACTCTTGGATCAGGAATAATTAAACCTACAGGACCGTTGCCTAATCTTAAAACTTAGAGTATAATACGGTTAATGAAAAAAGCCTTTTATACAAGTGTAGATAG